TCCTACCTCAGTCGATGATGACCGAGTGGTACTGGACCGGCTCTCTAGCTGCGTTCGCCCGGGTCTGCCGACAGCGGATCCATGACGACGCACAGCAAGAGACACGGCTCGTCGCAGAGGAGATCAATACAGTCCTCGCCCCGCACTTCCCGGTGTCGTGGGAGATCCTGTGCGGCCATCTGATCCCGCAGGACGAACCAATTCACTAATGCTCCGTATAGCACCCAAACCAAGGAGGCCCGCATGGCACTTGAGAAAGAGAAGGTCCTGATCGACGCGGATATCACAGCGTACCAAGTGTGCTCTGCCGCAGAGATCGAGTGGGACTGGGGCGACGATATCTGGTCGCTCATCACTGACTTCAAGGAGGTCAAGCGCAGCTTCAGGGACGCTATCGATACGATCTGTGAGGTGACCGAGGCAGACGGAGCGATCCTATGCTTCACGTCACCAGACAACTTCCGACAGGACATCCTCCCTAGCTACAAGGGCAACCGCAAGAGCACTCGTAAGCCGATGAACCTTGCCGCCCTGCGGGAGTGGACGAAGGACGAGTACGAGGTAGCCATGCTGCCCCGGCTCGAGGGTGACGATTGTCTCGGGATCCTCGCAGGTCTCAACCCGAACCACTTCGTGTACTCGGCAGACAAGGACATGAAGACGCTCCCAGTGCGCCTGTGGTCACAAGATGACCGCACGGTCTACCGGAACAGCGAGACCATCGCTGACTGGTACTGGATGAGCCAGACCCTCTCTGGCGATGCCACGGATGGCTACAAGGGCTGTCCCGGTATCGGACCAAAGAGAGCAGCAGACATCCTCGGTGAACCCGGGCAGCGGGATCTAGCAGATCTCTGGGAGCGGGTCGTCTCGGCATACGAGAAGGCAAAGCTCACCGAGGATGATGCTGTTGTTCAAGCACAGGTGGCCCGGATCCTTCGGCACACTGACTACAACCTAGACACTGGAGAGATCACCACATGGACACCGACGACCCTATAGTTGTCCGACCCTCTCACTACACGCAGTACAAGATCGAGCCGGTCACCTTCATCATGGAGAACCGGCTGTCATTCGAGATTGGGAACATCTGCAAGTACGCCTGTCGAGCGGGGAGCAAGCTGTACCCGGGACAGGACGAGACAGAGAGCCGGATAACCGACCTCCGTAAAGTACAGCGTTACGCGGAGATGGAGATTAACAGGCTGCGGGGTGAACCTATCCTGTGAATGATCTCATCCAACACGCAGTGATCATGGGCCTATTGGCCCCTTTCGTCATCGTTGGAACAGGGGTCGTCCTCGGCCTCACGCTTGCCGTTATGCAGTTCATGCTCGGCATCGTGATGGGGATGATCCGGATGTTCTACCCAGAAGAGGAGGAGTGATGATCAAGCACGTCACACAGCAGCAGATGGTCGAGCGGTTCACGAAGGCAATGGGCCAGCCCGTAGACCAAGAGCCGACCCCAGAGGTCGCTCGCCTGCGGCAAGACCTGATCATGGAAGAGGCAGCAGAAGTATGGGACGAGCTAGAAAGACCCGTCATCAACAAGGCGGCTCTCACAAAGGAACTCGCGGATCTACTGTACGTGGTTCACGGGACGGCGGTCGCCTTCGGGCTACCCCTCGAACCCGCGTTTGTCAGGGTTCACGAGAGCAACATGTCGAAGCTCGATACCGACTACAAACCTATCTTCAACGAGGCTGGAAAGGTCATGAAGGGACCCTTCTACAAGCCACCCAGCCTTGAAGATCTATTCGACTAACCAAGGGGACCTCCGGGTCCCTTTTCTTTTTACAGGTGAATCATGTCATTCAAAGACACACGGGCGGAAATCGTTCACCGCCGAACTTATAGCCGCCCCAAGAACGACGAGGGCACACAATTTGAAACCCTCGCAGAGGTAACCGACCGGATCATCAAGCACCAAGAGTGGCTTTGGGAACGGGCGCTAGGCCGACCCCTTAACTCCGAAGAACTAGGTGAACTTGATGATCTTTGGGAGGTTTTCTTCAACCTTGAAGCCTCACCGGCTGGCCGCACTCGTTGGCTTGGCGGTACTGATGTCGCTCGTACTCGCGAAGCAAGCCAGTTTAATTGTTCATTCAACACGGTACGTACTCCCTCCGACGTGGTTGATGGTTTCTGGCTTCTACTCCAAGGCTGTGGAGTGGGCTTCAAGCCCGAGACAGGAGTCCTCCGAGGCTTCCACAAGCCCGTCGAAGTCCAGATCAACAGGTCCGCAAGACTGACCAAGGGTGGCCGCGAGACCAACGAGTTCTCGTCGCCAGTCAAAGGTGAGTACGTGCTGTCTATCGGTGACAGCGCTGAGTCTTGGGCGCGGTCTGTTGGTAAGCTGCTGACGCTCCCGGCTGACTGTACCAAGCTACAGCTCGACTTCTCCCAAATCCGCCCAGCGGGTGACCGGCTCTCCGGATACGGCTGGATCAGCTCGGGCGACCGCTCATTGGCTGAGGCATACGAGAAGATCTGTGGCGTCCTCAATCTCCGCGAAGGCAATCTGCTGGATGAGATCGACATCCTCGACATCATGAACCTGCTTGGCACTACTTTGTCGTCGCGGCGCTCTGCCGAGATCGCGTTGATGGATATCGACAACGAGCTTGCCCAGCACTTCATCATGGCAAAGAAAGATCACTGGATCGACAAGCCGTGGCGAGGTCAGTCCAACAACTCCGTCTTGTTCTGGAAGAAGCCTAGCCGCCTCGAGCTGGAAGGTATCTTCGCCAAGATGGTCGAGGGTGGTGGCTCAGAGCCGGGGTTCATAAACGGGCAGTCGGCGAAACGCCGTGCTCCGTGGTTCCAAGGTGTCAATCCGTGCGCAGAGATCCTGCTGGGTGGAGAGGGTAGCTTCTGTAACCTTGTGGAGATCGACCTGTCCAAGTTCGGTATGCAGAACCCTCGGATCCTCAAGGTCATGCGCCTTGTGGCCCGGGCGAACTACCGCCAGACTTGCGTAGATTTCCGTGACGGTGTGCTCCAGCCGAGTTGGCATGAGACCAACGACTACCTGCGTCTGATGGGCGTCGGGATCACTGGTATCGCAGCGGCAAACCCAAGCCGTGCCTACCTCGAGGCTCTCCGTGCCGCAGCCCACGACGCTGCTAAGGAGATGGCCGACGAGTTGGGCCTGCCATACGCCAAGGCAGTCACGACCGTGAAGCCCAGCGGCACCCTATCCAAGGTCATGTCTACGACTGAGGGCGTCCACAAGCCGCTTGGGAAGTACATCTTCAACAACGTCAAATTCTCGACGCACGATCCGCTGGTCCCTGCCCTAGTAAAGGCTGGGTACAAGACCTTCAAGGATCCATACGACGAAGATGCGATGATAGTGACGTTCCCGGTCGCCAACGAGACCGTGCAGTTCACTTCTGTCGATGGTGTTGAGGTAAACATTGAGTCTGCCGTGGAGCAGCTCGAGCGCTACCGGATGCTGATGGAGACATACGTCGATCACAATTGTTCGGTGACCATCTCCTATGATGTCGATGAGATCCCTGCGATCCTCGATTGGCTCACGGAGCACTGGGATACTTACGTTGGCGTGTCGTGGATCTTCCGCAACGATCCAACCAAGACAGCAGAGGACCTCGGCTACCCCTACCTCCCGCAGGAAGTGGTGACCAAAGAGGCCTACGACGCCTACGTGGCAACGCTGTCTCCGGTCGATTTCATCGATACTGACAGTCTGGACGAGCTTGAGGATGACGAATGTCTGACCGGCGCGTGTCCAGTAAAGTAGAGCTAATGCTCCATATAGCAGAGTGAGAACTATGGATAACCTCAAGATACCTTACGTATCTGATGAGGTCCTGAACTACTTGGAGGCCGTCTTCCCGGACGGTCTCCCGCAGGACCCTGTTTACGATCTTAATGAAACGAATTTCAAATCAGGGCAGCAGCAAATTATCCGGCACTTGCGGGAGATAAATGCCCGCCAGAAGGAAGATTCCTACAATGTGTAATATTGCAGCCGCCCTAGGGGTTGGTCTCCTGCTCATGATGGGCGGTCGAGGCAAATCTCAGGACACCTACAAGCCTCCTGTCGCCCCGAAGCCCTCTACGAACTACGGCAGCACTGCGGACAGCTTGGCAAACAATAACCAGAACCTACCGAATGACGGCGCTGGGACCCCTCAGACTTCTTCGGAGATTGTTACTGGATCTAACAGGAGCGCAGGAGGTGGTGGATACCGCAACCAATTAGCGATCCCCAAGGCACCTCAGCCCTCAGGCCCAGCGCTACCGACCATCGGTGGTGTTAATCGACAGAAGCCGGTGAACTACTGATGCATACAACCAGCAAGGCTATGTATGGTCGGCTGGAATCAAGACGAAATGTCTTCCTAGAGCGAGCGCGAGAGAGCGCCCTCCTGACCATACCCACGATCATGCCCCGAGAGGGGTTTACCGACGCTAGTAAGATCCGGACACCCTACCAGTCCATCGGCGCACGAGGGGTCAACAACCTCGCAGCCAAGCTCCAGATGGCGTTGTTTCCCCCGAACCAATCGTTCTTCCGACTGACTGTAGATGACTACACAATCGCGGAGATCACAGGCGGGAACGACGAAGCTCGAGCCGCTATTGACGAGGATCTAGCTACCGTCGAACGCTCAGTCATTAACGAGCTAGAGGGCGAAGGGATGCGCAATCCCCTCTTCGAAGCCCTCCGACATCTTGTCGTCACCGGGAACTACCTCCTGTACCTGCCAGCGCAGGGCAGCATGAAGGGTTTCTCTCTCGACAAGTATGTTGTCAGCCGGGACCCATCCGGCGCACTGAAGAAGGTCATCATCAAAGAGTCCTTCTCCCCCGACACTCTGGACCCAGACGTACTAGCGATTGCCGGGTTTGACCCAGCAGCCAGCGACGGCTCGAGCCAGATCATCGATATCTACACTTGCTTCTACAAGGGCCGAAAGTCCGAGAAGGGTCCGCTTCGGTGGATGACGTACCAAGAGGTCAACGAGGTGATGATCCCCGGGACCGAAGGTGACTTTCCTATCGACGCTCCTCCGATCATGGCGCTCCGTTGGTGTGCTTTGACCGACCAGCCCTACGGACGCAGCCACGTCGAAGAGATCTATGGTGACCTGCTGTCCCTCGAAGGCCTGACCAAGGCAATCGTGGACGCTTCAGCAGCCTCCGCACGTCTCTTGGTTCTGGTGAAGCCCAACGGCCTGACCAGCAAAGAGGCGGTCGCCAAGGCCCCTAATGGTGCTGTGGTGACAGGTAGATCCGATGACATCGAGATGATGCAGGTTCAGAAAGGTGGAGACCTACAGGTCGCCTCCTCGACGGCCAACCGGATCGAGCAGCGACTTGCTCAAGCGTTTCTCATGGAGTCCGCAGTGAC